TCGTCGTTTACGTTAGTTTGTAGCCATAGGTGTGGCTGATCGTCGTAGGGCTGGTTATCCTGTACATATACAGCATGCCCCTTCTGTTTTACATTCTGTTGCACTACCGTAGTGGTAGAACCGCCCTCAGAGGCTCTGTAAAGGCTCTCAGGCAATTCTACGACGTGGGTAGTACCATCGGTCATGTTGAAGACGAAAGTGCCGTCAGCGGCCTCTGAGACGCTCTCAACGCCTACTCCGTCCTTGCCGTCAAGTCCAGCAGGTCCAACAGGGCCTTCTGTACCATCTGAGCCTCGCTCTCCGGCAGGGCCGCGAAGCCCTTGTATGCCGTCAGCGCCTCGCTCCCCTTGTGGACCCTGTGGGCCCATAGGGCCCGTAGGCCCTTGGAGCTTCTCTACTGACTCAACCTTTTCCTTGAGGTTTTTAAGTAGAGTTAAGAGGGTGAGGTTATCCATTTTAACCTCCTAGCTGTCTCATGAGGTCTGCCTCGGCTTGACTCTTAACCTCTTGGCTAGCGTCTGCCTTCTTACGGCTTTCGATCTCTTTCTCCTTCAGCAACAACTCAGCGATCTTGAACTTCTTCTCGAAGTCTTGGTCGACCTTGCCGTCGTTGTTCATGTCGCTGTACTTCAGCGTCATCTCTGTAGGAGCGAGGTTTGCCTCTGTAGTGTACTTCTGCGCTCTAGACTGCGACTCTGCGGCCTGTGCGTTCAGTAACGAGATCTGACCTTGCGACACTGCCATCTCCATCTGCAAGCGCTGTTGCTCAGCCTTCTGTGCTTCTGGGTTAGGCTGGTTGCCTTGCTCAATAGCGGCGATGATGCCGTCACGATCTGCAACATTCAAGTGGTCGATGATAGCGGTAATCACAGCGCCGTGGGCGGGTGACTCTGGCGGAACCATCTGTAGGATCTGAGTAAGCTGAGCCACTTCGTACTCACGGGCCATAGCGCCTAGCGAGCTGAATGGGACGAAGCTGTAATCCTTCACTGGGTAGTTGTCTGGATCAAACTGCATGTAGCGGTAAGCTGACTTGCGAACGAAGGGAATCAGGAAGTTCTCTTGGAAGTTCAGCAGAGTACGCTTCTGACGCTTAACGATAGCGCCTTGTGTCATAGACATGCCAGCGGCAGTGACGTCGTTCTGTACGGCTCCTTGCGAGCCTTCGCCTGCTCCGGTAGCTTGTGAGACCATAGCCTGCAACTGCTGGCCTTGGGCGAAGCTAACCTGATTAAGCTGGCCGAAGTTGAACGGCATGATGCTCTCTTGCGGAGCACCGTTGGTGAGGAGCACACGACCGGGGCGTATCTCCATCTTATGACCGCGTGGGATGCGTGTAGCGTCCATAGCGATCATTGGGTGTGTAGTAAGTGCTAGGGCGTCGATACGAGCGCGTAGCTCTGTGTCGAGAGCCTTCTGGCTCATGTAGCCCTTCTCGCAAACACCGCGTCCCCAGAAAGTGTTAGGGACGATGTCCCACTGGAACGCAACGATTGGTCGGTCTTCGCACATGTAAGGGTTGGGGATGGCCTTGAGGACGATACCTTCGTTGGCAATCACTACGACTGCTTCTACGTACTCAGAGTCACCCTTCAGATCTTCCTCGTCAACACCTTCCTCTTCTAAGAGGTAAGCCCGTGGGACCAAACCGTAATACTTCATCAGACGGACACGGCCAGAGCCTTTGTGGTTTAACGTAGGGTCATTCTCAATTTCTTCGTCTGCCGCCGCATCGCCTACGTAGACGTCATCACGGTAGACACCCTGCTCCTGTAACTGCTCGACAACGTGACGGCTTACGAACTCGTCGATAGCACAGCCAAGTGCCTCTTCAACGTTAGCCGCGTTGGGGTCGATTAGGAAGTTGCGGGGCTGGATGGGGTTGATCTTAACGATAGGACGGTAAGTCTCCTCAACACCGATCTGCGACATAGCTCCATCCATAAGGGGGCGTGTTGCCGGTGCTAGTACCTTCTTCTCCTCGATGACAATCTCACCGATGCCTGTACCGTATACAGCCGCATTGAGCAGACACTCGGATACGGAAGAGCGGATACGGGCCATCTCGAAGTCCTCGTGGAGCTTCTTGCGTAGGTACTCAATGTCTGAGCTGTCCTCGTCGCGGAAGTCGTCGCGGATGTCGAAGATCTTACCGCGTCCGAAGGTAGCCTCTTCTACTTCTGCTACGTTCGACTCAACTGCCTGCGCTAGCGCTGGAGCAATGAGCTTAGAGCGCTCACTCTCGCGTATCTTATCCTCTGCCGCCCACTTGTTGCGGAACAGGCGCATATATTCATCGTGGCGATCAGCGTAGTTGCTGTCGTAGAACTCTCGCCAGTCATTACACTTGTCGAGCACCCAAGAGCCTAGTTCACCCTCGTAGGTAGTGCCGTCAAATTCTCCATTGAAAATGTCTTCACTCATATTAATATCCTGATTCTGCGTCCATAGGCTCCCAGTCGTCCTGTAGCTCGTCGCCGGACATGTAGGGTAGAACTGCCATTTGATCGATATAGCTCACCGCGTCGAGTAAGTCGTCGTGGACAAGCTGTGATGGAAAGGCCGAAGCCTCGTCGATGAAGGCCGCATTCCAATCAGCCCTTTTAATTTTTATTTTGCCGTGTTCGAAACGTCCTTGGAGGGCCCACAGGATTCTGTCCTGTTTGCGTTGGTTGTTGTGACTAAGGAGTTCGATGCGGAATGTTCTATGCGTACGTCGCATGATGTCCGACAGCGGAGACATAACAGCCTGCTGTGCAATACCCTTCTCGATACCTACATTGATCGGTCTATACTTAGCTACAGCGTTGAAGATGGTCTCTGCTGTCTCATCCAGCGTCCACCGCCCATACTGTATGTCTTCTATGTACCACGTACCGTCGTCACTAACGAAGACCACAGCCATAGCTGAGTTATCCCTGCGCTTTGTCTTAGCGCCTCTGTCGTTCTCGAAGCCAGCCAAGTCGATAGCGATGTAGTAGTCGCCAGCCACGTTAGGCTTCTTCTCGTAGTAGATGAACTCCTCGGGGTCGAAGTATTCACTACCCAGCGCATCGAACGAGGCCATGTACTCCTGCCGGAATGCCCATGCAGGTAGTGTCTGCTTAGCATGCTCAATCTCCTCTCGCGGTACGAAAGGGTTGTCGAATGAGCTGAACGACCAAGCCTTCCATCCGTCCCACGCCCCAGACATCGCCCCTACGTATAGATCGTAGAAGCCGTTACGTCCTTCTGGCGTAGAGATGAAGATGGCGCTACCTTGACGGTCAGACAATGCAGGTCGCAGGATGCTCTCCCATACACCGTCCTTGAAGAATGCGTACTCGTCTAGCACAGCGTGCTTTAGCGACACACCTCGCATCGTATCCGGGCGGTCAGCACCTTTGAGGTAGATGACGTTATCTCCGGCTAGGGTGATGGTGAGGTTGTTGACGTTGACGCCTGTGATGATCTCTCCAGCGATGTCGTGAAGCAGATCGAACATAATGTCTCGGGCCATACCTTGCGTAGGCGCGATGTAGAATACTTTGCCTTCCTTACCGTTAAGTGCGTTAATGATGAGGGAGACAGCGGCGAGATAGGACTTACCAGTACGACGTCCGGCGGCAATCACCTTGAATCGGCTCTTGTCCTCGAACACCTCCTGTTGCCACGGGGTTAACGATAGGTTTAGGTTAGCCATTACTTATAAGTCCATAGGGCGGGGTCGCCTGCGCGTGTGTCGACGTGGACGAAGCCGCGTGCAACACCGATGCCTGTGAAGCCAAGCCGTAGTGCATTGACTACAATGATGTAGCGTTGTCTAGCGTCTGCTACAGCTATGTCAGCGGCGATGCCTCGGGTGTGTGTCCCGCCTTGTCGCTTAACAGCCTCTGCAGGGTGGGTGTCGCTTCTGTAGCCGGAGGTGATGCGGAAAGGGAAACCACATGCTTCTCGTAGTGCATCCAGTCGGGCTAGGAATACCGATGACATGGCTTCTTCGCCTGTATGGCTACACTTGAATTCTTCTCTCTTGAAATATTTAAGCTCACTCATCGTAGTCTGAGTCCTCTGCGTCGTTGATACCTTCAATGGTTACGCCCGTAGGCTCTTGCCCTAGGCCGCTGATGTTGATAGACACTGCCGCTTGTTGCTTACCGTCGGCGGTGAAACCAGCGACTGGCAATAGACGATCAGATAAGATCTTCATTGCTACGCTTTGATTCTTGTGGTCGTCATCTAATGCTGTCTCAAACAGCTTTTCAATTAACTTTGGCGAGTTAGGGTTTAGCAACAACCGCTGTCTAAACTCTTTAAGAGCAGACGCCTGCTGTCTCTTCGTCATTTCGCCTGTCGACACTAAATCCGTCTTCTTCGGACGTCCTACTTTATTAGACACTCCATTCTCCTTACTCTATAGTAACCCTGCGGTCAATCGGGGAAGACGATAGTTGCAGAAGCCGTTGATAGAGGTCGGTAGCGGTGTATCGCTTGAGTCACTCTATTCGGGTGAAGAGGTTTGCAGAAGGTGTTGATCTCTGCGGATGGCTATATAGTAACTATCGTAAGATATACATATATTATCGCATGAACTACGGACCTGACACAAGCTTTTTCTTCATTAAGTTCCCATATAGCCATCTAGACGGCTGTTTCGCTCTCACATCGGTCCCTGTCTAGCCCCATCTCTCCACTTCTGTGCGGGTCTCCATATAGTCAAACAGTCGGCTCAATGGCCCCT